CATCACACGAGGAAGATCGCCTCCGGAGAGAAGAGGGCGTGGAGATTCGACGAGGGCCGGGGGAGCTCGGTCCTTCGGGGCGCCTACGACGGGGGCATCCTCTTCGGGAAGCTCACCGACGACGACTCCGACCCGGAGCGGAAGGTTGTCTTCGAGCTCCGGAACGCAGAGCAGGAGCCCGAGCCGATGCTAGTCAAGCTCGACAAGCTATCCGCTCACTTCGAGGTCGTTACCCGCGACCTCGGGGGGCGACCTCCCTCGGTAGAGACCTCCTGGGAGGAGCTCGTCGAGGCCATCGGGAGGATAGGACCGGCGACATACGATGAGATCGTGGGGGAGACAAGGGTCTCGAGACGAAAGCTCGAGCGTTGGCTCCCGGACCTCTTGAAGCGTAACCTTCTCGTGAGGGACCGCCCGAACCGTCGGGCGCCTTGGAAGTGGTCAACGCCTCCCGACGAGGTCGAGCGGGAGGGGCAATTCTTTGAAGAAGGAGAGACGTCATGAGTAGCAGAAACACCGACGGATTCCTCGATGCCTTCATGAAGGCGAAGGGGATCGCCCCGGCGCGGAAGGAGGATCTCCGCGACGTATTCGGGAGCCTCGACGAATTCGAGGCGGGGCGCGAGCCGGGCCGGATCGCCGAGCTCGAGGCCGCGCTCGAGGAGGCGAACGAGAGGATCGTCACCCTCGAGGAGCACGAGGGCGCCGCGACGAAGCGCGCGGCCGACCTCGAGGACGTCCTCGGCCGGGCCGGGGAGGAGCGCGAGCGCATCCTCCGGAGGAAGGGGACCGACGCGGTCGACGACCTCGCCGTGCGGCTCAACGCCGCCGAGCACGCCCTCGTCTCGAGGGACAAGGACGCGAGGCGGCGGCTCAAGATCCTCGACAAGCTCAACCGGATAGAAGGTATCGAGGACGCGGAGCCGGTCGCCCTGGCGCTAGAGAGCGAGCTCCGGAGCTTCGCGGCCGAGCTCGCGGCGAGCGAGAAGATCGCCGTCGACGACTTCGTCCCGGTCGACTTCCTCTTCGACTGTCACGGCGGCGCCGACTACTTCTTCGTCGAGGCCGAGGTCCACGGGAAGAACGTCTCGATCCCCTGGGGGAAGAAGGGGGACCTCTCGGTCCTCACCGTCCCCGTGAAGGCGAGCGCGATCCCGATCCCGGCCGTCGAGGATCCCCAGGAGGAGCCAGAGGCCGATGAGTAGGTGCTCCTCGACCTTCTACGTCGGGACGCGAGGGAGGGGGTCCTCGGGCCCCCTCCGGGCCCGGCAAGCCGGAATCGCTCGCCGGGGGGAGGACGGTCCCATCCTGGCGGTCGAGTGCGAGCTCGAGGTCGGTCACGAGGGCGACCATTCCGCCCGGCTCATCGACCCGCATACGCTCGAGCCCGCCGTCCTGTATTGGGAGAGGAGGCGCGAACCGTGACCGAGAACGAGCCCCCCGAGATCTTCGGCGTGATCGAGGTCCTCCTCGCCGCCGGGGAGGACCCGGCATTCTCGGCCCAGGGCGACGGCCCGCTCTCCCTCCGGACGATCAAGGAGGAGGAGTACCTTCGCCTCGTCCCCCTCGCCCTCGAGCTCGAGCGCCGGATCGCCCGGCTCACTCCCCTCGAGGGCGGATGGATCGCCGCCCTCCTCCGGGGGGCCTTCGGGCTGACCCAAGTTCGCGCGGCGATGCGGGGGGAGACGACCTTCTCGGAGATCGTGCTCGAGGAGGACCTCCGACGCGCCGCGAGGGAGCTCGAGCCGTGAGGAAGCCCCGGCTCACCCGTCAACGGGTCCAGACAATCGAGCGCGCTCTCGAGGTCCTCGAGGCGGTCCAGGCGCCCCGGCGCCCAGGCCTCCCCGACGAGCCCGCGATCGCCCGCCCTCGAGTGCTCTCGGCGCTCTCCTGGGCGAAGAAAATGAGAGAGATCCGCGCGGAGCTCGAGGAGCTCCCGCTTTTCCGAAGGAGGAGAGAATGAAGGACCAGCGCAAGCCGACCGACTACTATCCCGACGCCGCGACCCTCGCCGTCGAGGGCGCGACGATCATCCGGGTCGCCGACGAGACCGGCGTCCTCGTGATCGCGCGCCGGGCGACGCTTCCCCCAGGCGCCCCCGTCGAGGAGGGGTCGCTTCACCCGATCGGCGCGACCCGCGTCGTCTACCGGGACCGGGGGAAGCTAGAGCACGGCTTCGAGCTCCCCGACCTCCCGCACGATACGCCCCTCGGCGTCCTTCACCGGCTCGCGAGCACCTTCCAGAATCTCGTCGACGCGGTCGAGGCGGGCCGGGCCGAGAAGGTCGGACCGTGACCGTGCTCGATATCCCCGGCGACTTCACGCTCGAGATGAACCCGGCCGAGGTCCTCGCCCTGGCCGAGCGCCGATTCGAGCACGCTTGCCAGTCGGGGGAGGTCGTCGTCTGTCCGGAGTGTCACTTCACCGGCTACGGCCGCGACGGGCACCCGTGCGATTGCTTCTACGCCCGCACGACCCGCGATCTCCGCGAGGTCTTCGTCGGATTGACTCAGGTTGGAGTAGCGATGAAAGGAGGGAGAGACTTTGCCGATCTCGTGCTCGAGGAGGGCCTCCTGCGCTCCGCGAGGGAGCTCGAGCCGTGAAGCGCTTCGGCGCCCAGGGCGGGAACCTCCTCACCGGCTCCGGGGTCGCGAAGGTCGTCTCCGAGGCATGGCCCGGCGTCGGCGGCTTCGTCGTCTGGATTCGGCACCGGCTCGCGGGGGGATGCCGCCGAGAGCCCTTCAAGGTCGGCGACGTCGACGCCGGGACCGGCGTCTTCTTCGATCGGTGCTCTATCTGCGGGCGGGTCGAGGTCTTCGAGCGCGGCTCGATCGGCTTCGACTTCCGGCTCGCCGTCGAGCGCTTCAAGGCCTTCCAAGACACGAGGGGAGAGCCCCTCTTCGACGTCCGCGCGGGCTACGGCGTCGCGATCCCCTACGGGGTCCTCGAGGTCGACGAGACGGTCCCCGAGGGACCTCCTCCCGGCCCCGCGAAAAGCCATCATCCCGGAGAGCTCTACACGAGCGACCCGACCGAGAGACAAGGAGAATCACCATGAAGCGGAACCTCGCAATTCTGGCCCTCGTCCTCCTCGGGGCGATCCTCCCGACGGTCCTCACGGCCCAGGAGAAGCCCGACAAGCCCGAGCGCCTCGAGGACCTCGACCTCGTGAAATTCGAGGTCAACGTCTACGCCCTCGAGTCGACCTCGAGGGTCGCGATCAACTTTTCGACTTCCGACGCCCTCGGCTCGAGCTCGACCTTCTGGCTCTCGGAGGCCGACGCCCTGGCGCTCTCTAGGGAGATCGCCGAGAAGGTCGAGGAGCGGAGGTGAGGGGCGGGGGCGAGTGATGCGAACCGTCACCGAGCTATCCTTCGGAGAGGTCCGCTACGCCGCCCACAAGGGTCTAGAGCGATACCTCGCAAGCCGACTACACGGAGCCCGGGACAGTCTCAAGAAGGCCGTCGAGTGGTTCGGGGAGGGCACCGGGGACGCCTACGGAGCCGTCGGGGAGGTCGCCGCCAGAAAAGCCCTCGAGCTCCCCCTCACCCTCGAAAACCATCCCGCCGGAGACGACCACGACGGAATCTTCTTCGGCCCCTTCTCCGTCGACGTGAAGACCAAAATGTCCCCAGGAGGAAAACTCCTTGTAGACAGGAAAAAGCTACCGAAGATCCGCGCCGACCTCCTCCTCCTCGTCCGGCCGGTCTTCCGCTCCGACCGGGTAAGGGTCCTCGGAAAAGGCGAAAACCCGGGAGTCTCAATACCGACAACCTACGAGATCGTCGGAGGGGCAAAGGTCCGGTCAGTAGAAACATGGAAGCTCGTCAAGGCCCGCTTCGGGCCCGCCTATTGCATCCCCGACGGAGATCTCCTCACTATCGACACGCTCACCGAGTTTTTCGGCCCGCCAAACTGCGGAGATGCGGACGACCCAAGGAAAACCCGCAAACCCCCAAAGGGCAACGCCTTATGATCCGCCAAACCTACAAGGTTGATGAGGGTAGGGGTTTGGCGGATCAACCGCTCGAGAGCCCCCTCCCTCCGGCCGGGCCGGGTTCGACCCGCCAAACCCCCGTCCCCCCGGCCCCCCCCTACGGGGGGGCCCTGGGGGGGACGAGGTCGGGGCTTGGCGGGGTCTCACCCTCGGCCCGCTGGCCCGCTAAGCCCCTGGCGGGGCGCGAGGCCGCGAGGCCCCCGGCCGGAAAGGGGAGGGGCTCAAGGGTCGAAAGTTTGGCGGGGCAGGGAGAGGACGGGGGAAAGGCTAGGAACGGCGGGGGGGAAGGGGACCGATCCGCCCGCCGCCGTCGCGCGCACGCCCGCACGCCCTCCCGCTCCCCCAGGGCCCCGAGGACGCCCTCGAGGGACCGTCATGTTAGGCCGACGGTAGTACAAACGAGGTCCAGAAATCGCGCTCGTAACCTCGGCTCAGGGCGCAAGTTATGACGGGATACCTAACACGAGTGCAACATAATAAGGATTATCAGACGTTGGGCCCTCCCGCGCGCGCGAGGAGCGGCGCCCTCGAGGGGCGACCGGCGCCCAGGTGGGGGTGGGGGTCTTTTTCGGGGGCCGTCCGGGGGGGAGGGGGGGCCCCCTTTCCCCAATTTGTGAGAGTTTCCCCCGCCCCCTTTTCCTTTTTCGGGTATCCTTCTTTTCCGGCGAGATCTTTTGAAGGGACTGGCTTGTGGAAATCATGGGTGGAGAAGGGGTCGTGAGCCGGGTCCTCCTCGTCGACACGATCCCGAAGGGCTTCCGTCGATCGGAGACTTTGAACCCTGGCCTAGAGATCGTCCGCTCGATCCTTGGGGCCGAGGTTGTTCACTTCGCGGAGGAGGTCGACCTCGAGGGGGTCGAGACGATCGGCTTCAACGTCTACTACCCTCTCCATCTCGTGAACGCGGTCGCCTTCCTCCGTCGTCACGGTCTCGCACCTGGGGGCGCCGGGCCGCGCCTCGTCGCCGGGGGGCAAGGCGTGAGCAATCTCGGGGGGATCGCCGATCCCTTCTTCGATGAGATCTTCCTCGGGGAGCTCGACGGCGCCGCCGAGGACCGGCACGGATGGAGGCGCCTCGAGGTGCTCGACTCGCCCCCGGTCGTGAAGAACGGGAAAGCGATCGTCGAGGTCACTCGGGGTTGCCGGTATCGGTGCCGCTTTTGCGAGTACGGATGGAGGCTCGGCGGCTCCTACCGGGAGAAGCCCCTCGAGCTCGTGAAGGCCCAACTCGAGGAGGTCGCCGCCCAGGGCATCGGCTCGGTGAACCTATTCTCCATGAACCTAGGCGGCTACCGGCGGGTCGGGGAGCTCCTCGAGCACGCGACCCGGCTCGGGCTCCGGGTCCTCAACACCGACTCATGCCTCGCCGACGCGCGCAAGCTCGAGCCGATCGTCGAGGAAATGTCGTGTCTTCGGCTCGGGGTCGAGAGCCTCGATGAGACGACCCGGCTCGCGATGGGGAAGAAGGTCTCCGACGAGGACCTCGAGGGCCTCCTTCGGTGGGCGTTCTCGAGGGTCGGCTACGTCTACCTCTACCTCATCTTCGGCCTCCCTGGGGACGATTTCGGGAAGTGGTGGGAATGGCTCCCGAGGATACAACGGCTCCGCGACGCCGCGACCAGGGTCGAGGGCGAGGGCGGGCTTTTCCCGCGCGAGGTCCCGGCGAAGATCCGGCTCGACTTCTCGATCACGCCCTTCGAGCCGTCGCCCGGGACGCCCCTCGAGGACGCCCCTCGCGTCGACTATCAGGCGCGCGCCGACTTCCTCGAGGAATGGGTCTCGAAGTCGGTCGAGGCCGGTCTCCGTCCTCCTCCGCGAACCCCTGGGGCCGTGACCGGCCGCTTCGGTCGGGGCGAGCTCTCCTACCGGCTCCTCATGGCATTGAAGACCGCCGGGCCGGAAGCGGCCGAGCCGCTCGCTCGGACCTTCCCGAGCGGGCTCTCGGGGAGCTCGATCCCAAGGAGGGCGACGGAGCGCTTCCTCGAGGAGATCGGGGCGTGAATCCGTTTTACGTCTTCTCGAGCTACGGGAACGACTCGATCGCCCTCCTCGAGTTTCTCCACCGGGAGGGGGTCGAGGAGGTCTTCGTCGTCTACTCAGACACGGGATGGGCGGCGCCCTCCTGGGGCGCTCGCGTCGAGATCGGGGAGAGGTGGGCTCGCGAGCTCGGCTTTACGCCCCTCCGGACGAAGTCGGTCGGGATGGTCGAGCTCGTCCGCGAGCATAAGGGGTGGCCCCGGTGCCGCCGGGGGCAGTTTTGTACCTTCGAGCTCAAGGTCAAGCCCGCCCTCGAGCTTCTCGATGAGCTCGACCCTCGGGCGCGCGGGACTTGCGTCGTCGGAATTCGCCGAGAGGAAAGCACCTTACGGGCCGAATGGCCGGAATGGAAGCTCGCCTCCGAGCGTCACGGGGGCCGGGACCTATGGAGCCCGCTCGTCACGATCACCGCGGAGGAGCGCGACCGGCTCCTCCGCGAATCCCCCTTCACCCCCCTCCCTCACCGGTCCCTCGAGTGTCACCCTTGCGTTTGCGCGAACCGGGGCGACCTCCGTCTTCTCACCGATGAGCGGGTCGCCGAGATCGAGGACCTCGAGGAAGAGCTCTCGATCGCGTCTGGAGGGAAGCAACGGGTTATCTTCCGGCCGAGACACTTCAAGGGGGAGATCGGAATCCGGAGGGTTTGGGAATGGGCGAAGAGCGACCCAGGAAAGCACGCGAGGGGGCAACTCCCTCTCTTTGAGATCGGAGGCGAATGTGACTCGGGATATTGCGGCTCATGAGCCGATTCGATTCGAGGTCCCCGGCGACGCGGCGAGCTTCGGGACGAAGGTCACGGTCTACCGGAAGGGCGGGACGACCGTCCGGGGGACGCGGAAGACGGATGCGGCGACGGCATGGGAGGCGAAGGTCGAGCTCGCGGCCCGCGACGCGGTCCTCCGGTGGGAGCTCGAGACGGCTCCGGTCCCCCGGCGCTTCGAGCTCCTCGAGGGTCCGGTGGTGGTCCGGTTCGTCTCGATCTTCGCCATGAAGAAGGGGCGGGCGCTCAAGAGGTCGAAGAGGCCTCGGGAGTGGAAGACGACGAAGGTTGACGGCGACAAGGTCGAGCGGCTCGTCCTCGACGCCCTCGAGGGGGTCGTCTACGCCCAGGATGCCCAGGTGGTTTCTTGCGAGTGGTGGAAACTCTACGGGGCCCAGGGGGAGCCCTCGAGGACGATCGTCGAGGTCTACGAGGCGCCGGACGTCCTTGGGAAGCTATCGCACTACCTCGAGGACCTCGAGCGGTCTCCGGGACCGAGGGTCACGCGGGCCCGGGCCGAGAAGGGGCTCGAGTCGATGCGGCGGCGGCTTCCCAGGACGGCGCCCGGAGAGTAGACTCCGGAAGGACAAGGAGGTCGATCATGAGGACCGAGGCGACGGAAGCGATGGAAGAGCGGCACCGGAAGCGGCGAGAGGCCCTCGCGGAGCGCCGGGCCGAGAGTGCGGAGCGGAAGCGGGCCGACCGGGCCCGCGAGGAGGCCTTCCGGCGGGAGAAGGTCCGGTACGGCGTGGCGATGGCCGAGCGGCTTCGGGCGGCTCGGTATCGCGCGGAGAGGGCGGGAGTCGAGGGCCCGGAGACCCCCGAGGACCTCGAGGCGATCGGTGGCTAGGAACGGTCGCCGCGCTCTCCCGCCGTCGCCGCCGTCCTCGGGGTTTGCCCCAGGTCGGGGGGCGGCTCTTCCGCCGGGGCCTCGTCGCGGGGATCGTTACGGGGTCTTGACGGAGGAGGTACTCGAGACGATCGCCGGGCTCATGGAGAAGAACCCGGAGAGGAAGCGGGTCTACACGCTCCTCGGGGTCGACAAGTCGACCTTCCGCCGATGGTATGTCAAGGGGCGCGCGCTCGAGCCCGGGGACCCCTCCCCGTTCCGGCGGCTCTTCGAGATCATCGAGCGCGCCGACCTTCTCTTCGAGCGGCGATGCCTCGACGAGATCATCGAAGCGGCCCGGGGCGTCGAGGAGACGGTCGAGATCGACGGCCCCGATGGTCACACGACGAAGAAGACCCGGCGCTCGGGAGATTGGAAGGCGGTCGCGTGGCTCCTCGAGAAGCGCTTCCCGAAGAAGTACGGGCAGAAGCGGAAGATCGAGCTCGAGGGGAAGATCACCCTCGAGGCGGCGCTCTCCGCGATCGCTCACGGGGAGGACCCGAAGGCGCTCGAGGGGCCGAAGTGAAGGCCACAGAATGCCCTCATCCGGCTATGGGGCCGGAACAGGGAGGCGATCTCGAGCCCGGAGTTACCGGCCTCTCCGTCGGCACCTACGGAGTCGGCTTCGCGGTTTGCTGCGGTATGTGCGGGATGCTCGCCGAGATCGACGAGGCGACCTTCGAGCGTTGGAAGCTCGCGATCAAGCTCGGGGACAGAGGGCAACTCGATAAGGCTCGGTGGGAAGCGAGGTCCTTTCTCGAGGAGCACGGCGAGATCAGGCGGGAGGCTTTCCCAGGGGTCGAGGCATGAGCACCAAAGCCCCCGCAATCCACCGGATGACGAAGGAGCTACGGCTATGCCGGGAAAGCCCGGCCCGCTTCTTCGAGCGCTGGCTCGGGATCAAGACCCTCTACGACAAGCAGGTCGAGATCCTCGAGAGCGTCCGGGACAACCCGAGGACCCTCGTCGCGGCGTGTCACTCCTCCGGGAAGACCTTCCTCGCCGGGGGGATTGTCTGGTGGTGGGAAGTCTGTCACCCGCTCTCGATCACCGTCACGACGGCCCCGACCGAGCGGCAGGTCAAAGACCTCCTATGGGGAGAGATCCGGTCTCATCACGGGCGCTCGAAGGTGCGGCTCCCGGGAGAGGTCGGCGCGCAGACGTGGAAGATGCCCGACCCTCCGAACCGGCCCGGCCTCAACTCCGGGAAGTGGTACGCGACCGGCTTCGCGACCCGGCCCGACGAGGCCGATGAGCACGCCTCCCGCTTCATCGGCTATCACTCCGACTACGTCCTCGTCCTCTTCGACGAGGCCTCGGGCATCCTTCGGCCTATCTGGAAAGCGGCCGAGGGTCTCTTCGCCTCCGGGCTCAAGGTCCGCTTCCTGGGGATCGGGAACCCGCTCGACCCGGCCTCAATGTTCGCGAGCTACTACCGGGAGCCTCTCTACAACTCGATCCGGATCTCGGCCTTCGACACGCCGAACTTCCGGCCCGACGTCGAGGATAACCCGAGGCTCGTGTCCGAGGAGTGGGTCGAGGCGCAGAGGCGACTCGAGGGGGAAGACTCGCCTTTCTACGTCTCGAAGGTCCTCGGCCGGTTCCCGGAGGGCGGGGACGATACGATGATCCCGCTCGCCTGGGTCTCGAGGGCGCTCGAGCGGAAGGCGCCGACCGGCGGGGAGCCGGGGACCCCCTCGCTCGGGGTCGACGTCGCGCGCTTCGGCTCCGACGCGATCGCCTTCTACGGGGTCCAGGGCTCTCGGATCGTGAAGGCCGTTGCCGCCTACCAGAAGCCGACGACATGGACGGCGGCGCGGGCGATCGAGATTGCTCGCGAGATCGGAATCCCTCAGTCTCTCGCTCACCGGATCGCCGTCGACGATACGGGAGTCGGCGGGGGCGTGACGGACGATCTACGGGCCCAGGGGTGGAACGTGACCTCGGTCGACTTCGGGAACGTCGCCCAGGACGAGGAGCGCTTTCACGACCGGAGGACGGAACTTTGGTGGAACCTCCGCGAGTGGATCGAGACCGAGGCCGAGCTCGAGGGCGCCCCATACCGGGCGAGGCAGAGGCTCGAGGGAGACCTTTCGACCCCGCGCTACTCCTTCAAGAAGGGGAAGGGCGGGCTCTCGAGGAGGGCGCTCGAGACGAAAGAGCAGATGAAGAAGAGGCTCGGCCGGTCTCCCGACGACGGCGATTCCCTAGCCCTTGCTCTCGTCCCGAGGATCACCCGGCCTTCGGCCCTTCCCCCCGACCTCGAGGAGTTTGACTTCGGGGACGATCGGGACCGTGATACCGGTTGCTCCTTCTCCCTCGACGGCTACCTCGAGCCCAGGGCGGGAGGGCCGATCGATGAGTATCTCGAGGAGCGAGAGCGATACCACGGCAGGCCCTACGATTGACGCGGGGCCATTGACGGGGTAGGCTTCGCGTGTTATGGCCCTCCCGATCATCTACGGCCGAAGCGTCGCCCAGGACGTCTATGTCCGGGCTCTCTCGAGCGCGTACAAGGCGGGGTGGAGGCTTTACGACCCCGACTATTCGCTCTCCCGGGACCCGGATATCTACGAGGTCGTGCGACGCGACCCTATCGTCGCCCATGCCATAGACCAGCGGTTGCATTCGATCGCCGGTACGGAATGGCGGGTCGACCCGAACCGCCCCGACGTCGACGTCGACAAGAAGGCCGCGAACGTCATTGAGGGGGGCTCGCGCCTACGCCTTCATCGAGGGCCGTAGGAAGCTCGCGAGCTTCGGGGGCGGGCCGGTCCTCCGGTGGTTCACTCCGACCCGTCTCCGGGACGTTGACCGGCGCCGGGTGAGGATCATCCCGGAGTGGACGGAGCTCGCCTCCCTAGGGCGCCGGAAGCTCCGGACCCGGCTCGAGATCTTCGACCTTACCGTCGACGATTGGGTCCGGATCGAGCGGCCGGAGTGGTTCGTCCGGCACGTCTACAATGAGGAGGAAGCTCGTCTCGGCTACGGGCGCGGGCTCCTCGAGGCGATTTATTTCTACCACTACGCGAAGCAGGTAGCGCTCAGGGAGGGCCTCCAGGGGCTCGAGAGATGGGCGCAAGGGCTCGCGGTGGCGAAGATCGACGGCGTCCGGGTCGCTTCCACCGGGAAGCCGAATACGGCGATCGCGACCGCATGGCTTGACGCGATCAAGAAGACGAAGGCCCGGCATGGTCTCGTGATCGACAAGCAGGACGAGCTCGAGGTCTACTACCCGAAGGGCGAGGGTCACGGGCTCGTTAGGGACTTCCTCACCTATCTAGACGAGGGGATCGTCAAGCTCATAACCGGGGCCCTCCGTCCGACCGGCGGGGGGGAGGGCGGCGCCTACAACCGGGCCGAAACGGAGCAGGACGAGCAGGAAGCCCTTGTCCGGTACGACCGGGCGCTCATGGACGAGGTCATTACCCGCGACCTCGTCGGTCTGGTATGGCGCGCCAACTGGTCGAATCTCGTCAAGTGTGGCCTCGCGGGGGCGAAGATGCCCCGCTTCCGCTCCGAGCACCAACGCAAGGAGGACCCCCAAATCGCCGCCGACGTCTTCACGAAGCTAATGAGCGTCGAGGGCTTCAAGGTCCGGAAGGACGAGGTCTACAAGAAAACCGGCTACTCGATGCCCAGGCCCGAGGACGAGGTTTTCGAGGGGTCGGGCGCCCCGGAGCCGGGGGGAGGTCCTCCGGGCGTCCCCGGCTTCCCGAGCTTCGACGCCCTCACTCCGACGAAGCCCAGGGACCCGGCGGCGCTTCCCATGCCGAGCCCCCGCGAGGGGGAGGTCGGCCCGCCTCCGAAGGGGGGCGGGGCGCCCCCGAAGGAGCCAATCACCCTCGAGGACCTCGAGCGGTACGGCTCGCGCTTCCGCGACGCCGGGGGAGGGACCCCCGCCCCTTTTGCGCTAACGACCGTCGACCGGCTCGCCGAATGGCGGGAAGAGGATCATCCTCGAGCGGACGACGGTCGATTCGGGCCGGGGAGCGGGGAGGCCTCGACCGAGAAGGAGACGAAGGTTGTCCCGTCCGGGGGCTCTTTGGGGATTAGGTGGGAGGCCGACGTTTCCGGGGCAACGAAGGACTCCGTAGTCTTCGCGATTTACTCCGTCCGTAAGCGCTGGCCCTGGGCGGCTTCCGAGCTTGAGGCCGTGAAGGGCGCGATCGTCGAGGATGCCCTCGCCCACAAGAGCCGGAAGAACCTCTACCTCTCCGAAGGCTTCGACGAGAAGATCGAGGGCTTCATTGAGGAGTGGGGGGTCGAGCCGGGCTCCTGGCCCCTCTTTGTCGGCGTCGAGAACGGGGTCGAGACCCCCGAGGTCGTCGAGTCGGTGATTCGTCACGAGCTCGGGCACATGATCGAGGGGCAAATTCTCAACTCCGACGAGAGCTTCTATCGGAAGGAGCTCGAGCCGATCCTCTTGGAATTCAAGGAGTCGGAAAGCAACATTTTCCCCTCCTCCTATGCGATGGAGGACCCCTCGGAGCTCTTCGCGGAGGCGGTCTCCGAGGCATTCTGCGATCGAAAGCAAAGCGAGCTCGGAAGGAGGATCACGGAGGCCCTCGACCGATGGGTCCCCCCTGGCGACCAGCAACGCGCGCGCTTCGCCGACTGGAACGAGGAGGATCACCCGCGCGACGAGGACGGGCAATTCGCGCCGACCGAGGGAGGGGGCCGTCCCGAAAAGCCGAAGAGATCGAGCGACCTCCGGAGGGACCTCGGGGACCTCGTGGATATCGGCTCCTGGGGGCGCGGGGAGAATCAATTCGACCTCTGGCTCGAGGGGTATTACGAGGACCCGAAAGAGGGCGGGGGCCAAGACTGGCTCGAGGAGGTCGACGGCGTCCCGATCCCCCCTCTTGTGAAGGAGCATCTCGAGGAACGAGGGAAGCTCGAGGAGGCGATCGAGCGGAAGAAGGAGATCACCGATCGCTTTCAACGCGAGCAAACCCCGGCAGGCCGGAAGGAGTTCCATCTCGCATCGGTCGGATACTATGACGAGATGCCCGACGAGATCCGGGGCCTCGCCGACAAGGTCCTGTCCGGCGAGATCTCCTACCAGGGCGACGCGGCGCGAGATCTCCGAAACTGGCTCGACGATGAGAACAACCCGACGAACCCGATCAAGGGCGAATGGCACCTTGCCATGGACGAGGCCAAGGAGGAGCGGCGGGAGGCGAGGAAGGCCCGGCGGGGCTTCCTCAAGTTCCGGCCCGAGAGCTACGTCGGGAAGAGCGAGCGGCCGATCTACGACCTCGCGGTCGAGAGGGTTCCCGGGGGGATCGAGTCGCCAAACGTCAAGGCCGAGACCCTCCCCTCTCCCGAGGCCTACTCCGAGATGCGGTCGGCGTGGAAGAAGCTCCCCTCGCACGTCCGAACCCGACTTCACGCGATGGGGGTCGACATTCGTCACGACCCGGAGGAGAGCAAGGGCAAGGTCGGGACCTCGTTCAAGAAGTCTCATTACGCCTACTTCTCGGGGGGGCGGGTCGTTCTGACAGACGGGGAGGGCCGATACACGGGCCCGAACCCCGACGACGATTGGAGCTATCAGGCCTTCGCTCACGAGCTCGGTCACGCCTTCCACCTCACGAATCGGTACGAGGACCCGGATAACCGGCTTGGGATCACCGAAGACGCTTACGAGGCCTTCGATGACCTCTACAAGAATCGGATCATCCGCTACGAGGACGCCCTCATCCGTTACGGGAAGAAGGCGAAGAAGGAGCTCGAGAGATCAGCGGAGAGGATGAGGGAAAAGCTCCTCGATCTCATCGACCGGCAGAGAGAGCACGAGCCCGGGAGCGCCGAGTACGAGGGCCTCGAGGCCAGAATCCAGGGCGAGCACGCATGGTTTCAGGACCACGTCAAGAACGCCTCGAAGCTAGATAAGGCCCTTTCTGCGATCAAGGCCGAGAGATCGAAGTTCGGGGAGAAGGGGGTCGTCGGTCGGCATTTCGGGCTCAATGGGGACGCCGACGTGAAGGACCTCGTCACCTTCTTAGAGGGGTATGCTTCAAACGCAGCGTTTTCGGATTCCTTCAAGAAGACGAAGGACATGGAGAAGGCGAAGAGGGCGCAGAGGAAGGTCTTCGGGAAGGTCTCTCTCTATTCCCTCACCAACTCTCACGAGTATTTCGCCGAGGGCTTCAAGGAGCACATCCTCTATCCGGATCGCCTCGAGGAGAGCGATCCTTACCTTTCCCGATGGATGAAGGAGGCCTTCAATGCTTCGTCGGACCTTTGACGTCGACGGTGCTTGGCTCGAGCTCACCCTCGAGGGGATGAGCTTCGGGGACGCAACCGGAGAGCTCGAGGAGGTCCTCGAGGACCTCGAGGAGAACGGGCTTCCCGAGAGGACCGGCGGGACCGAGGGAGACGCTCAGGTCGAGAGCGTCGTCTTCGTCCCCGCGACGGTCTTCCAGGCCGACGAGGTCGAGCGATACCTCGAGGAGAAGGGCTTCACGGTGGACGAGAGACCCCCAGGAGGAGGAGACGAATGAGCAAGGGTAGATGGAAGTGGATTCTCGCGTGGATCAACGGCTTCGGGGAGGTCGCCTTTCAGGTCGACCCGGACGTCTGGAAGGAGCGCGACAAGCATCGGCGCCTCACGATCCGGAGGTTGACCCTCCTCCTCGCGGGGCCGAAGGGGATTCAACTTGCTCGGTGGATTCCCTTCGCGAAGATCGACGGCGGCTCGGAGCTCGTCTCCGGGGAGGAGATCACCCTCGAGACCCGTCTCGTCGGGATCGTCGCGAAGCCCTCGAGGAAGCTCGAGGACGGTCTCCTCGAGACATGGACGAGCATCGTCACGTCGACGCCGGGGGGTCTCCCTCCGGGTCGCAGGCCGGGCGGAAACGACCGGGGAGGTCCTCGGGGGCTCATCCGGTAGGGAGGCTTTCATGGGCTCGATGAAGGAGCTTCGCGTCGCGATGAGCGACGAGGACAAGGAGGCCCTCTTCGCCTCCTGGCGCGAGGAGGATCATCCTCGAGACGGCGGGAAGTTCGCCCCGAAGGAGGGCTCCGAGGCGCACGCGAAGAAGCACGGCTACTACGGGAAGCATTCCATCGGCGACTCGGTGAAGCGGATCGTCGAGAAGGAGGTCGCCGGGGCGAAGGACAAGAGCCCGAAGGCGATCACCGATTCCCTCATGAAGCGCTTCGAGAAGAGCGTCAAGGATGAGAAGTCGAAGGCGGGCCTCCGGGGGGCGATCGAGGAGTACGTCGGGAAGCTCGGGAAGAAGGCCTCGAAGGGGGGACGGGTCGACCCGAAACACAAACCGGCGACAAGCGGGAGCGGGCTCACGAGGCCGGGGAAAACGGGGCGGGTCGAGACCCCGAAGTACGATCCTCCCCCCAGGGAGCCCGGAGAGGGCGGGAGGCTCTACAAGTCGGAGGGCAGTCTCATCGTGAATGACTGGCTCGGGAAGATCGACGAGGCATCCTCTCCGAAGGACCTCTCGAAGATCGAGGCCTCCATCGTCGAGGATCACGAGGACGGGCTTCTCGACTACCGCGAGAAGACGGGGCTCCTCTTGGAGATCAAGGACAGGAAAGGCAAGAAGTGATCGACGGACGCGACGAGATCCTCGAGCTCCTCCGGAAGAGCGCCGCCCCCTTTCGCGACGTCCTCCTCGAGCTCGCCCGCGCGGAGGCGGTCCCGAGAGAGGGACGGCGCCGGGCGGCGATCGAGGAGCTCGCGGTCCTCTTCCGGAACACCCTCGGGCTCGCCGACCTCCTGGGGCGGCGGCGCCTCGAGCTCTCCGCGCGCGGCAGGACGAAGCAATCCCTCCGGGCCCGAGCCCCGGACGAGGCCTCCCTTTTCTCGGCCGAGGGGCCGATCCGATTCGCGGTCAATTCTCCGATCGTCCCGGCGGTCGAATTTGAGGAGGCGGTTGCCGACGTCGTCTCGAGGACCCCGGAGCTTGCGCGCTCCTGGGAGGAGGTCTCGAGGGTCTACCAGAAGCACGGATTCGCGGTCGCGCGCTCGACCGACCTCGTCGTGACGAACGCGGTCAAGAGGTCGATCGAGCGGCTCGCGAAGAAGGGGGCCGACCTCTCGACGGCGACCCGGACGATCGATGCAGTCGGCTCCGACCTCGAGGGATGGTCGAGAGGCTACGCCGAGAACGTCTACCGAACGAACATGAGCCGGGCCTACTCGGCCGGGCGGTTCCGTCACGCGACCGACCCGGACGTCTCGAGAGTGATCGGCGCCCTCGAGTTCAATGCGACGAAGAACGCGAGGACCCGGAGGGGGAGGCCGAAGGAGGACAAGGGGGAGAACCATCTCGCGGCCGACGGCATCCTCGCCCATCCGCGCGATTCCATCTGGCGCGGCTACTCCTCCCCCCTCGGCTACAACTGCCATTGTGGGCTCCGCGAAGTCGACCGGTGGGAGCTCGAGGAGCGGCGGCTACTCGAGGGATCGCGGGTCAAGCGCTACCTCCCCGCGAGCTTCCCCCAGGTCGTGAAGACCCCCGGCTTCGGGGACAGGCCCGACCTCGAGATCTACGGGGGGCGGTAGATGCCCGAAACATACGTCCAGCTATGCGGGCTCCCGGGGTCCGGGAACAGACTTTTGATGCGGCTCTTCCAATCTGCCGGGGCCGAGTCGGACGTTCAGCACGGGAGCGCCGGGACTCACTACATCCGAGAGGCTCTCGAGAAGCACGCCGGTCACCGTCGCTTCGCCGTGATCCCCGTCCGGGACTGGCAGGCAGAGATGACCTCGAGGAATCGCCGAATGGATTGGGGAGAGCACGAGGCCAAGAAGCCCTTCGCCGTCCTCTCGGTGATGCGGGTCCTTGTCGAGCTCGAGATACCTACCCGGATGGTCTCCTTCGAGTCGATCTTCCTCTATCCGGAGGAGTCGAAGGACCTCCTCCTCGACTGGCTAGGGTTGCCCTGGGTCCCCTGGCCCGAGGGGGACTATCCACGAGACGAAAACGCGAAGTGGAGGACGACCCGGTACATAGCCGGGCTTCCATGCGATAGGGGGCCTTGATGGCGGTTGCATTCGACGCGGCTTCGAGCTCTTCTCCGTCCGGAGTGAGCAACTCCTTCTCATGGGCTCACACTTGCTCAGGGTCAAATCGGATACTCGTCGTCTCCGTGTTCCACGAGAAGACCCCGGACCCGGCCTATTCGACGACCGTCACCTATGACGGGGTCGCTATGACGAGGCACGGGGCGATCGACGTCGGGGGGGGCGGGGGGTCGGTAGACCGGATCGAGGCCTTCTACCTCGTGGCCCCGGCGGCGGGGTCAAAGACGGTTGCGGTTACGATCTCGGCGTCCGTCGATCGCGGGTATTTCGCTGGCCTAGCGGTCTCGATCAACGGTGCCGCCCAGGCGGCGCCGACGGACGTCCAATCCGCGCAAAACGCAGCGACGGACCACATCACGGATTCGGTTACGATCGCGAGGGCGGATAGCCTCGTCGTCACAACGGCCGGTCACGGGCTCGATACCTCCGTGACCATGGTCCCCGACCATGGGGTCGAGCGGCTCGACGTCGGAACGAATCAGGCCGGAGGGGGCAGGGCATCCATGGGGACCCAGGTCGAGGCGGGGGTGGGCTCGGCATCCGTGGGGTGGTCGAGCGACACTTCGCAGAGAATGAACATCTACGCCCTTGTATTCCCCCCCCCGCTCCCACCCCCGCCCCCGGGAAACAAAGACTCGGAGGTATGCTTCCATGGTCCGAAGCGCTTCCACGCCTCTTGCGGAATCCACGGTTGAAAGGGAAGGCATGAAGAGGATCGAATTGACGGCCCAGGAGGTCTACCGGCTCGGCAACGCACACTCAGACCTTGCGCGTTCCAGGGACGCCCTCGAGGCGGCTCATGGAGCGTACAAGCGAGCTCAGGCGATCACCGGAGAGGAGCTCCTCAAGGTCACGAGGCGGGCCGGGCTATCGGACGAGGATGTTTCGGCGACCTCCCTCGGGGTCGTATACCGGGACGATGGGGTCTTCCTCGAGGAAGAAATGCCCCCCAGGGAGAGCCAAGAAGGGCCCGGCCCGGCGGCTCCTCCGGTCGACGCGGAGGAGGCCTCCAAGTAGGAAACCCCTTGCGGTACTTTCGAATCTCTGGTAGAGCTTCGAAGCGGCGAGAACACTCAAGGGGTCGGGAGATGGCAGGTTGCCGACCTCGACCGAACGCTCGCCGCAATCGAAAACCGGGCTTCCCGGTGGTGGCTACACGGCTCGAGAAAACCCTGACGGGTCCTGGGATATCCTAGACGTTGAGATCCTCGGGCCGGTCGCGGCGGGCGCCCGGAAGAACCCGAACCCGATCGGCCGGGCGTGGTTTCACGCCGCGATCGGGACCTCCCGCCGAAGGGTCTCCGAAGGCTACCTCGCCCCTCTCCACGTCTATCACCACGACGACTACGGGACGAAGCGGACGATCCGGGCGGGCTTCTTCCTCCCGACGAAGGTCCGGCCGATTCGCTACGAGGGGAAGACGACAGACGTCACCTTCGCCGACTTAAAGAGCATCCCCCCGAAGATCTTCGAGATCATCGAGAGGGGGGAGCTCCCCTACCGATCGGTCGAGGTCCATTCCTGGGCGACTCCGGAGATCAACTCGCTCGCCCTTCTCCCCGATGAGGTCCCCTACTTCCGATTCCCGGCTCTCTGGATCTCGAAGAAGATCCCCTACCGGGGGGAGGCCCCCGAGGAGCCCGCTCGCTTCTTCGCCGTCGAGGACGGCTACGCCGCCGTCGCGGTTTTCAAACTCGAGGAGGATTCACGGATGGCAATCGAGAAGATCGACCCCAAGACGGGCAAGCCGGTGGAGATCTCCCGCGACGAGCTCGCCGAGATCCGCACCGGCCCGGATCGGTTCGCCGACGAGGAGGACGACGAGGTCGATATCTCGATCGACGTCGACGACGACGAGGGAGCGGATCTCGAGGACGAGGAGGAGAAGGATGCCGCCGAGCTCCAAGACGAGGAGCCGGTCGACGCCCCCCCGCCGGAGGCGATCGAGGAGGCCCCCGTCGAGGAGGCCCCGCCCGCATGGGCGGGTGCGATGATCTCCGGGCTCGAGGCGTTGAATGCCGGGGTCGGGAAGGTCCTCGAGCTTCTCGGAGGAGCCCCCGAAGCTCCTTCTCCCCAGGAGACCGCCCCCGTCGCCCCCCCTCCCCCGCAGGCCTTCACCGTCGAGGAGGCGAAGAGGGCCGGGGAGGTCGCCGGGCTCAGGGCGAAGGACCGCTCGAGGCAGAAGAGCGACAAGCTCCGCGCGACGATCGACAAGACGATCGCCGACCTCACGGCCGACGGCTACGAGATCGACAAGGGCGCCCGGGAGAAGCTCGAGGTCGCCGCGAGATCCGGGAAGGCCGTGCTCAAGGCCTTCGTCGGGGTCTTCCGGGAGAACGCATTTCAGGACCCCCCCGAGACCCTCGACGCCCTCGATGGAGAGGGATCGGAGCCGAGGCTCCCCCCGGAGGTCATGAGCTACCGGGATCGCCCCGAGCTCTTCTCGATCGCGCAGGAGGCGAGCGCGACCTTCGACGCGCTCGGGAAGCGTGTCGGGACGCAGTCCAGAAAGAGATTCATCGAGGTCGAGGTCGCACGAGCGACCGCCTCGTGAACCGTTGACGGGGATACGACTCCCCGAGGAAGGTAGGAAAGAATGGCTCTCACCGCATCGGTAGCCCGCGAGGAGCGGGGCTTCTACTACTTCGACCCCGAGGTCCAGAACGCCGCCCAGGTCTACGCGGGCTCCTACTGCGCGGGCGGGTCGGAGACGCACGGCACGGCCGCGAAGGTCGGCTACGCCTACCCCTTCAACGACGAGGACGGCGCGATCCCGCTCGGCTTCGCGCAGCAGGCCGTCCTCGGGACCGCCGTCGCGCCCAGGCCGACGGCCGAGATCGTCGTCCGGGGCCGGGTCTACGAGAACCTCGCCGTCACCGGCCTCGCCGGGAACGCGAGCGACGTCTTCAAGCTCGTCTACGCGACGGACGACGGGACCTTCACGTTCACGAGGACGACGCCGAACCTGCCGGTCGGCTTCGTCGTGAACTGGGCCTCGGCGACGGCGGCTCACGTCTACTTCTTCTCGATGGCCGAGCTCGCGATCCTCGCGCTCGCCGGGGGGCAGCGGAAGACGTGGCATCTCCTCTCGACGACCTACGAATTCGCGGCGACCGGCAACATCGCGACGGAGATCGTCGCCCCGTGTCACGGGCGCATCCTCACCGTCTACGCGATTTGCACGGCGGCGCCCGCCGACACGAACGTCGCGGGGACGATCAACCTCGAGATCGGCGGCGTCAACGTGACCGGCGGCGTCGTGACCTACAACTTCGCCGACACGGTCGGCCTCAAGCTCGCGGGGACGGCGGTCACGGCCGCGAACGTCTTCCACGAGGGCGACCTCATCGACGTGGAGATCACCTCCGGCGCGGCCGGGACGGTGGGAGACGGGATGCTCTCCCTCTTCGTCGACTACGAGCCCCTCCTCGGAATGTAGCGAGGGGCCCGATCCTGAATCCTGAAACGGTAGGCGAGAACCGGAGGGGGCGGGAGCCGGGCGAAAGCCCGGCCTAGGCCGGGCGAGGCCCGGTAGAGAGGAGCGGGTCAAATGGCCCAGGTCATATCGGCGGCGGTCCTCACGGCGGGCCTCCGCAACACCTTCGCGGACGCCTATCAGCAGACGGTGGACGCCCGAACGGCACGGCTCGGAAAGGTGATGGAGCTCGGCGTCCCGTCCGACAAGCGGGAAGAGCTTTACGCCTTCTTCGAGACGGCCCCCTACCCGAAGCGATGGCCGAGGGGACGGAACATCTCCTCGAAGCCCTTCGACTCGGTCGAGTTCTCCGTCGTCAACTACGATTGGGGACGGCGGATCTCCTGGCACGAGGACGACCGCGAGGACGACCAGACGCAGACCCTCTTCGCCCAGGCGAAGAGCCTCGGCCGTCACTTCGCGACCCTTCACGAGAGGATCTTCTTTCAGATGATCCTCGCGTCGACGAACCTCGACCTCCTCCCGGCGGTCCCGAACGCCCCCGACGGGGCGGCGATCTACTCGGCGACCGACGGCGGGGGCGCGGCGCGCTTCGGAGTCGTGGGCGGGAACATCATCACCGGGACGGGAGTCGCGACCGCGAACGCGATCCAGAACGACGTCCTCAACGGAATCGAGCGCTTCAAGCAGTTTCAGGACACCGAGGCGCAACCGCTCTGGGATGAGGCGATGCTCGACGGTGGGGGCTACGTCCTCATCTACAACGTGGCGAACGACGCGAACGTGCGGCGGGCGCTCAAGGCGACGACCTACCTCGCGAGGGACCCGGGCGGAAACGCGGCCGTGGCGAACCTCGTCGTCGAGGAGGGGATCAACCTCGAGCTCTGGCCGACGCAGAGGATCACGACCGACGACCTCTACCTCTTCGCGGCGGGGTGCGATCACAAGGCGGTCTTCCAGCAGGAGCGGAAGGCGCTCCGCGAGTCGGTCGCGGGGATGGACAACTCCGACCATGTGCGCGACACCAAGGAGGAGTATCTCCAGTACGACGCGCGCTACGGGTACGGGAGCTTCCTCCCCTACCAGACGGTCCAGATCAACAACCCCTAGATCCCCAGGGGCGAGGCGCGGGCGGGGATCTTCCCCGCCCGCATAGAGAACGGCGAGACCCCGAGAGAAGGAGGAATGAATGCCGAAACTGCCAGAAGCGCCGACCGCGCACGACGTGATCCCGGACGAGGATATCGAGACTTCTCCTCCTTCCGGCGACCTCGAGGTCGCCGAGAGGGTCTCTCAGACGCGCGCCTCCGAGCTCGATCTCGGGGGCGCCGTCACGATTCCGAGAGAGGAGCTCGAGGCCGAGATCTTCGAGGCCGAGCCCGAGACCTTCCGCTTCTGGATCGGGACGAAGGCGACCTCTCCGATCCAGAACGCGACCGTCGGGGGAGTGACCTTCCCGAGCTTCACGGGGGCGCTACGTCATACCGCGAAGCTGGAGCCGATCATCCCGAGGACCCGGGGGATCGTCGTCGACCTCTCGGAAGCGGACGTCGGCCGGATCGTGAAGGCAGTAAAGAACCGAGTCGTCCGGAGCTCAGGGAGGACCGCTTACATCCTCTCGAGGTCGAGCGCTCGCTACCGGCCCGCTCCTGGGGATCAGCCCCTCGCGGGGCATCTCTACATGGTCAAGATCGGGGAGAGGATGCCGCTCGACTGGCGCGAGCATGAGCCCCCTTCGATGCTCGCCCCCAGGATGCGAGATCCCGAAGAGGAGCTCGAGGAGGAGCTCGAGCCCGAGGAGGTCTAGCCGATGGCAAGCCCGACAGAGGCCGAGATCCAGGCGCAGATATCCGCTTGCGTCGACCTCCTCGAAGAGATCTACAACTTCGGATCGGTCAATGCGACGAACCTTGTAGACCTCGAGGATGCGATCGTGCAGGCCCTCGAGGGAGATCAGTCGGCCGACGTCCTCACGGCCCTATCGGCGATCCGGAGCACGGTCGCCGCCGGGGTCTCCGGGGCGAACGCGGCGGCGCTCCTCGGCCCCCTACTCCTCGCCTACGCGAAGGAGCTCGACGTCCCGTACCGAGACCCCCCCTCGATCTTCAAAGAGCTAACCGACGACTTCATTACCGGAGGGAAGTCGGTCAACTCGAGGAACATCGCGCACGGCGTACCGGCGGCGGGGGGCGGAAACGTCGGGGACGGGGTCCTGAATCGACTCGTCACCGATGAAGAGGCCCTCGAGATCGAGAATACGACGTGCGACTCGAAGGTCGCGCTATGTACGGCCGACGAGCACGGCGGGGGCGCTACGGAGCACGAGGAGAGGTTTTCGATCCGAGGCTCGCACGCTGAGAAGGATCTCCTCGAGCTCACCGGTTCGGGGAAGAGCGGGGCCCTCGTCGCGCTCTCGGCTCGTCACTCCCAAGCCTACATCCGAAACCCGAGCTTCGACGACGTCTCGGCGACGGCCCTCCCGGCGATCACGGGCCTCACGGGGTGGACGGTCGCGGGGGCGATCGCGAACCTCAAGAACGATGCGACGAACTTCTACCGGGATTATCAGGGCGCGGCGTCTCCGGCGTCTCTTCGCTTCGACGCGGACGAGCGTATCTACCAGAACTTGAACGAGCTCGGGGCCCGCTTCGCCCCGAACGTCCCCGTCTACGTCCAGATCGCCTACAACCGGGAGATAGGCGCCGGGGACGGCACCCTTACCCTCCGGTGGGGGACAAACTCGAAGAGCGTCGTCCTTGCGGCGCAAGCCGGATGGAACATCCTCCGACTCGATCTCGATGAAAATCTCTGGTTCGACAACTGGAACGAGGAGGACCCCGACGTCGAGGTCGAGCTCTCGGGCAGGACGACCGGATACGTCCT